TGTTGGATTAGCAAGAGCCGACATGATGTCGTCTTCAGTGCCATTTTCATGACCAAAAAGGGCATTTGATATAGCTTTAACCGCCATGCCACCAACAGGTCCAAGCAATGCCGTCGCGATAGTTGGGGCAACTGAACCAAGCAATGGTCCAAAGGTCTTAAGAATGTCCATCTTATTTCACCGTTATCATGAGGAAAATGCCAATTGCACCAATACCTAATACCAGAAAACCCACAATACTGCTAACCATAATCAAATCCTTGCGGTTCTCTTCCTGTTCCTTCAATGCAGCAGCCGCCTGACGTGCAGCCTCTTTCCGCATCTCAATGACAGACCGCTGGATGCCTTCCCATGCAGCGGGGCCATATTGTCCCACGAACATGTTCTTGACATCCAATTGCATCTGTTGGGCTTTAGCCTTGGCGGCGTAAATCTTGACGGCCTCCGCCTCAAACTCCGCCTGAGATTGGAACATTTTCTTTTTGCGCGGCGTTGACGCAATCGTAACGATCTGGGCAACCTTGCTAAAAAGATTGCCTACCTTTTCCGCAGTTTCCATCACGTCCTTGCCCGCATCCACGGAGGACTTGATTGAGTTATAAATGGCGGTAGCACCTGCGATAAGGGTAAACGGGTCCATTAAATCCGTCCTTGGGCAATTCTAAGAGCATTAACAATTGTGTCGTCTGGCAAATGAAGCATAGGTTTTGTGCCGTTATCCAATTCACGTTTAGCGGCGTTAAATAACTTATCTACTTCAGGTATCCGACCGCCTGTTGCACGGGTTGGACGTTTTACTGATCCGCCTTCATTTTTTACTATCACATGATGATATACAGGATGTTCGCGCCCACGAACTAAAATATTACCAGCTTGAGGCCCAAATTCAACATTTCCTTTGGTTGTCGGACGAAGGCGTGGTTCAGATGGGGAATTTTCGTACCGCGCAAAATCAACGCCTTTGGGGAAATGAGCATTTAAGGCATAATGATGTTGGCCGCGATGTTCGACCGACACAATTGTGTTTGTGTTCTCATGCCCTTCTGGGGCTTCTTTCCAATTCCATCCAGCTTTTTGTTTAAACAAATTAGTTTTTGTTGTTGCACTACCCCGGCCCGGCGTTCCGGTAACATCAACAGCATCGCGTGACGCAGTGAAATAAGGTTTTCCGCCGGGATTAACACCGATAGAAGCGGCAGCGGACTTATGCCCCGTCATGTCGGTTTGGTCAGGCATAGACAAATATTGACCGCCAAGCACAGGTGCATCCTCTGGAAACATGCGCTGCGGTTTGGGGAATACAGACATTGGGTTATTAATTTTTGGCTCAACCTCACCACCATCATTATACCCGTTATCTAATTTACGTTTTGCGGAATTAAATAACTTATTTATTGCAGGTATTTGACCGCCTGTTGCACGTTTATGGCGTTCTTTAATGTCAAAATCATTAAGGCGGTGACGAATGGTTTTTTGCACAACATTATCTTGCGCGGAAACTGGCTTGTCCCAATGAATAACGCCAATTTTGTGTAATGAACTGGCCTCATCCATTGTTTTATCTTTAATCAAACCAACCTTGCTTACATCATCTTCTGGCTTCAATAATGCCTTTGGCGATTGCAATGGCTCAGGACCCATGCCTAAACCATATTTTTTATTATCGATACGACCACCTTCAGCCCTTTGCATTCGATTGTTTGGAACGCGGGGCGGGCTACCAATGTTGGCGGACACGGCGGTGTTTAGGCCATCAAGGAACGCATTCTTTGCCCTTGGGTTCCGCATGATCGCATCATAAGCATCCGACATCTGGTTAAGATCGCCGGATTCTAACATATTCCGAAGTTTGCTTGCGTATTTAACACCCATGTAAGGGTTAATTACATGGTTATAAACAAATCCCAAAAGTGGAAGATGCGAATCAAGCATGTAGGATATGCCGTAAGAAATCGCGTCTTTGTTAATAATACCAAGAATATTAGACCCACGACCCGCACCTTCAATTTGACGTGCGCGTTGTAGGCTTTCATTCATAATGGCTTCCGCCCGGATGAATGCCCTCATTTTACCGTATGCTTGCGGACCCAAGGCGGATTCCAAAGACTTCGCTACGTTGGGATCATTAATGTATTTATTAACAAGGTTATATTTCATTTCGCCATTTTGAATGCCCTTAGCTTTCATTTGGCCCAAAATACCCTGAATAAACATCTTGCGTTCGCGGGCGTCAGTCATCTTGGGAACGGAATTCGCAATTGCGGATGCATCCAACCCGTTACTAAGTTTGTTGAGGAACGAACGGCCCATATCAAATGCACCACGAATGCGGAACAATTGACGTGCTTGAGTATGCGCTTGATCAAACGCTTGATTATACGTTTTTGGATTATAATATGGATTAGCTGAACCATCCATTTCTGTCGGCCCCTTCATGGAGCCAACAATATCTTTACGCAAATCCCGCAAACGATTTACAAGAACCATGTTTTGACTTGGGTCTTGGTTAAACAATGCTTCGGAGTTTGAACCTAATTTACGTTGTAATCTGTCCAAATATTCAACGTTTAGATTTTGAGGGCGAACCAACGTCATGTTGTCAAGGTCCATACCCCTAATCGCACCCGTCGCTTGCTTCGCGGCGTTAGTAATTTCAGGCGGCATATCAACGGACAGATTGTTGGACTTAAATAACTTACTAAGTGTGGAGGATGATAAGTTATTAACCGCATCCGCAATTTTCTGTTTGTTAGGGCTTGCATCATCAAAGCCTTGGCTAAGATGGTCTAACAACTTGCTACGCACAGCACCTTCATAATCTGGGTGCAAAATTTGCGCTAATTTGTTTGAATTTACCTTGCTCAAGTCATCAAGCGTATTAAAGCCGGAACCTTTTAATGCGTCGGTAATATTTTGATTTAAACCTAACGTTTCAACGCCCTTTGTCCCCACACGATCTATCGGTGAAGCAAATGGCTTTTGCTGAATATCTGACATAATGCCGTTGACATCATTAATTGCCTGTCGGACATATTTGTCCTTCATTTGAGGTTCCCAACGGCTGTTCCAAATTCCAACGCCGTTATCCGGTAACCATGCTGCTTTGCGATAGTTAGCATCGTTTAGCTTTTGAGCGTAATCTTTTGACTCTTGGCTTAATTTATCCAAATTAAACTCATCATCAACCCCCGCCATTTCGCGAAGCATTGCGTCAAAACGATCACCTGAACCCGACATCTTTTGTTGAAGCGTGTTCGTAAAATTATCAAGCGCATCTCCACGGCCCTTGAATGATTTCAAGAGCCACTGTTGAGTTCTTGTGCCGCCAACGTTAAATGGATTAACTGGCTGATCACGGGATGCAGCTTGCAACGCACCATCAATGCCAAGGATATCCTCACCCGCCGCCTTATCAGCCGCGACTCTACTGAGGAATTCGTTCATTTGATAATCTGAACCTGCCAATCCCTTAGCCCAATCAGGAATAAGTTTTCCCGCCACCTTACCAACGGCGGGTAGTGCAGCACCAAATACCGCACCCGTTTTAGCTTCACCGCTAATATCAGCGTTTTCCGCTTCAGGCTGAGTACCCAAGTAATTTTTTGTTGCGGCGCTTAATCCCGCAATCCCCGCACCTTCTGCGGACATACCAAGGGTTCTTGCGGCAAATTCAGGAACATACTTGGCGGCTATTGCTTCGACTGGCTCCGCTATCTTTCCAAAAGGAAGAGCGAAAGAACCCGCAATTTCCGTACCCGCTTTGATATATGGATGTTCTTCAGTTGTAGCGCGGTTCATCGCCTCAAACTGCGCTTTAATGTCTTGCCGACGTTTACTAAATGTTTCGCCCGTTGCACCGCTTACGGATGTGGGCAATGCAGCGCCAACATCAGCACCAATTTCTGATGCGATGTCGCCAACGATAGGTATTTTTGTAATACCCGCTTCCATTGATCCTACAGTACCTAAGCCCTTAGCAATCTTTCTTGCTTCAGGCATTTTAGACTGTATTTGCTGTTCATACTCATCAGTAGTTGGCGGCGTAGGAGATGCTTTACCCGCGAAAAAATCGCCGGGGTCCAACTGACCCGCTTTACCCTGTGCGGGTGCGGCAGCCACAGACTTGGGAGCCGCGTCATTGGTAAAGAAAGCTGATGGGTCAAGTTGTTCCGCCATAATTCACCTTATTGGAAATAACGCGACAAGTTACTTACGCCGTAATGGGCCTTAACGTATGCGTCAAATGCCGGAGCGCCGCCCTTTAGCTGACCGTTTTGCAGAGCGGAAATCATGTTGGTCATCTTGCCGTCTGTACCCATCGTAGGATGGTTTAAGATGTCCGCAATGGTTGCGGTATCTTTGGCGTAATGGCTTGCGGGGTTAACAGCACCGAACACTTGCGGAGCATCCACACCCATACGCGACGAATCACCCGCATATTGGTTGTAAACGTTGGCGCGGTCTTTTGAACGACCATTGGAAACGATCATGTTCGCAAGCAAGTCATTAGATGCTTGAGTCGTCATTTGATCATTCGGATATGCTTCTTTCAACGTTTGCAACCAGAAGCCAGCTTCACGGCCAAGGCCGCGCTGTTGCGCTTGAGTCGTCAACGTGCTGATCTTGTTCCTAATCTGATCGGCGGTTAAGTTTTCCGCCGTCGCGTTAAGAGCATGTGCCGGATCATTACCATATACAATATTGTTCAATGTATTCAGGTAATTTGCAATCACCTTACGATATTGAATGGCAGCACCCGGCGTCAAATAAGGATCAGCTTGAGACGAAGCGGAGGCTTGGATCGCCATCGCAAGGTCCGTAGATGTGTTTTGCGCGACGGTATTTTCGTCCTGTGCGCCATTCAACATCTTTTGGAAATCTTCCTGCATCTTAGGTGCATTGGTTCCCAATCCCATCTTCTTATATTTCGCACCCATCGCTTGCATCGTTTGTCTCTTTGCGATGCTTGTTGGGGTTCCGTCATCATATTGTGGACCTAAAGTCGCGTCATCTGGAGTTACATTAAGACCCGCGCCGCCAACGCCGGGGAGACCCGGAAGGGCTGGCAATTGCGATGTCGTATCGTTTGTAACATCACGATAATAAATTTTACCGTCATCTCCGGTATATACTTCCGAAAGTCCGTCAGGAGTTGGTTTAATTCTGGAAGCCATCGCAGACGCCCGTGAAGCTTCAGCAGCCGCGTAAGCTTGTTCCGCTTGCGCTTGAGTCGTCATCGTTGCGCGTTCTTGGCCTTGTGTCGCCATCATGCTTTGAGCGTATGCCCGTGCGGAGTCACCCAAGTTAGCGCCCGGTGACGCACCCGCAGCAAAGTAAGCAAGTGCCGCCATTCTATTGCGATCCTCTGGAGGAGGTGCAACGTAATGGGTGGCCTGTGCGTTAACAGCCTTTGGTGCTGGCATATCCGCTTGTGATACGGCGGCGGGGGCATTTTTAGGAATGATAGGCTGAGTTTTCCCAACTTGGGATGCATCGCCAAGTTTAAAGGCTTCTGTTCCCATTTGTTCAACCTTTGGCTCATAAGAAGCTGTATAGGTTCCCGCCGCTTTATGATAGGGGCGGTTAGCTGCCTCTTGCTGCGCCGCGACAGATTGCGGATCAGTTCCCATCGCCCTCTCTATAGCTTGACGATTCGCTTGAATAACAGGACCGATAATTGGTGCTTTTTCAATCGTTTCGCCAACAGAAGACGCTGACCGTGCTTCATCTGAAATTGGCCCAAATGCATCGCGCTCATCGCCATATTGGAATGTTGGCTCTGCGCCGCCAGTAACTGAACCCGCATCTTGTTTATGGATTCGACCACCAACGTTAGAACCTAATACGCCCTTTGCGGCCAACGCTTGAAGTTGAGGACCAAGAACTCCAGCGCCTGACCCCGCAAAATCTTGCGCTTCCGTTTTAATATCTTGTTCAGTGGGAAGACCATACTGCATATGGAACGGTGTGTACCCAACAGAGCCAGCCGCCGCTTTATGGATACGACCGCCACGCTTTTCTCCGCCTCCGCCCTCACCGCCTTCAGTGTCACGGGATGCAGCATTTAACGTTTCGCCTTGCGATATAAGTCCGGGGCCAATTGGTGCGCTATAAATATTTGCGCGGTCACCAGACGTGTCACGGCTTTGCAAATTGTCTCCGCGACCAGCTTCAACAGCCCCCGGAGCCTGAGAGGGAAGGTTTTCTGGGCTTGATTGTTGAACATCCATGCTTGCTGGACGTTCAGGTGGTAAGGGTGCTGGACCCGGAGGCATAATGCCTCTGTTAACATCAACCAAACCAGTACCTAATACACCTTGGGTATATGCCCCTTGAGTAGGGTCTTGACCAGCTTGTACAGCAGCTTTGTAAGCACCCGGTCCCATATTATAAGCCGCGATAGCACCGGGAATTGTTCCGGTGTAGTTAAACATATCTGATAAATATTGTTGTGCTAATGCAGGAGCAATATTTGGATCAGCCCGCATACTTGGATCATAATTTAATCCAAGTTCAGTGGCAGCTTGACGCGCAGCGGGATTATGCATTTGGAATTGGCCCAATGCGGCCCCGCCATCTCCAACTGCCGTATTAGGATTTTTGCTTCCGCCAGATTCTTGGGCGGCAATAGCGGCCAATAAACCAGATGATGCATCTGTATTATAATCTTTTCTGGCGGGAAGATCGGCGGATGGGCCAGTGCTTTGATCTAAAGCGGACGTTGAGGATGGAATACCGCTATAACCACCGTAATTGTTTACAATTTGATCGGAGGTTGGATCATATGCGACATATCCTGTTTTAGCCATTTCTGGCCCCATTGAAGACACAACGCCCGTATAATTTGGGTCGTATGGCGTTTTATTTACGTTGGTTGTTCCTTGCAATGCTGCGGCAATTCCACTTATTAATCCACCCAATGGGCCGCCGGGATTAAACGCAGTTCCGGGACCGCCACCTGCATCATAAGGGCCATACCCACCGCCACCAACAGGTCCATTGCTGCTTGTGTAATCAGGAGAATATGCGGCATTGCGGGCCGTTATTAATCCTTGATTTGCACCACCGTGATCGCCCGTCGCCACAGCAGCAACTCCCGGCGCGGGAGGCGTTGTTGCGGTAGGAGCAGTTGTCGCCACAGGGGTTGTTGCCGCGTTTTTAAACGGAGGCGTTGCGCCTTGGAAAGACTGTTGATATTTTTGATAAAGTTGTTGAAGCACATCATATGGAGCGCCCGAATTGGCCGCATTAATATAATCATCATACGCTTGGGTGACTGGGCTTACTGGATTTCCCCCATCAGCATATCCAGTGCGGCCACCACTATCGTAATTAGCGCGGCCACCGTCTTTATAAAACGGAAACATGCTTGCGGCAGCAGAACTTGCTCCGGAAGCTAAGTTTCCAAGGCCCGATAATGCAGTTGCAAATGGGTTGCTGCTTGCTTGCCCTGAATTTCCTAATACGCCTAATGTACCTAACCCTTGCAACATATTGTAAGGGCTGTATGTCGGCGAATATTGAGTTGTTGTTCCGCCAAGAGACGGAGCCGTACCCGAAGCCAATTGAGCGTACCAACCAAGTTGTTGATACGGGTACATTTGCTGATTGAGATATTGTTGGTATGCGTTGGATAGGCCAGCCTGTTGTTGCTGCTGTTCCGTTGTACCAAAACCGTATTGTGCTTGCGCCTGTTGCAGCGCGGCTTGCTGGCCCTGCGTTCCAAGATTCGCAAGTTGGTTTGCACCCTGAGCCAAAAGCTGGCGGTTTTGCAATTGTGTCGCAAGATCAGTTTGTTGTTGTTGGTTAAACTGTTGTTGCGCTTGCGAATAACCTTGACCAAGAAGGTTTGCAATTGTTGCATTATTTGCAAGACCTTGCTGGCGGGCTAATTCAGCTTGAGCAATACCCGCACGGTCACCACCAAATGCACCACGTTGAATTGCATTACCCAACACTTCTTGCTGTTGTTGGGCATTTGTTTGATTAATATTAGCAACAGCAGAGCCTACCACATCATTAAGATATGGATTGAGATATTGGTTAACCGCCCCTTGAGAAAATTGTTGCATTTGCAATGGATTAACAGACCCCAATGACAATCCAGTCGCCGCATTAAAATTAGGCTGTGTGTATCCTTGCAACCCAGCAATAGATTGACCAGCCTGAACTTGATTAGGCGTTAAAGGAGCAACCAATCCGGGATTATATTGTGAGTATTGCGCCGCCGTATCTGGCGTATATTGCGGATAAGGCTGTTGCGATTGCGTACCCGCACGGGTTAGCAAATCCGTAATTGTATTTTGCAAAATTGCGGGTGGTTGATATGATGACGATTGAGAAGAGCCAAATAGGCTGTTTAAAAAATTACCCATGATTTGGAACCCTCATCGACGAATTGTTGTACATAAAGAACGCTCCCGCTTTTGGGAACTGACGTTCATATAATTTAACTTTAGCTTCTGTCCGATAATTAGAAACAACACCAAGAATTAATGGAAGATTCATTTCATCAGATATGTTTTTCGCAAAAGCAATCAGCCCTTTTGCCCGTGTTGACCGCCTGAAATCAGGGTGAACAAAGTTAAATACTTCATTCAAAAACCAATCCGAAGAATACCATAACTGGTCAGGAACAAGGCAAATCATGCCTTCCAAACCAGTTTCACCTTCAATTACACCAATAACACCATAACGACGGCTGGTGGCTCTTGCGATGAATTCCCGCGTTTTCTCATCGTCCCATTCAAAAATACCGTTTTCTTCATGCATCATTTTAAGAAATGCATGAACGTCGGCCTCATCTTCAGGGGCAGCAATACGAACGCGGTATTCCATTAATCTCTCCGGGGTCCGGGAAGTTTTTGAAGGGTTTTAATCGTATGTTGGCGGACATATTTTACAAAATTATCCAAATAATCATGGCCTTTTTTAATGTCTCCACCGCCTAATTTACGAACCATATCGGGATGAATGACATATTCTCCGCCCGCCGCAACAATTGGGACAGGACGGTGATTGCCGGACATAATTGGCCCACCGTGCGCTTCCGCTTGAGGGGCTGCCGTACCCTGTTTGTTCTGACGAAGTCTATCGCTTAAACTTTCAAGATCAGTCGGTGGCTTTGGCACATCTAAAGCTGAAAATTTTGGCAATTGTTGGCTTAAACCAAAAGGACCAGTTGAGAATCCTTGTTTAATTAAATTGGCTCCAGAAAAGCTTGGTGCATCAACTCCCAATTTAACATCTTCTGGCAAGGTGTATTGATTGGAGAGATAACCACTTTTCATTGGTGTACCAGCAGCACCACCGCCAATTGCCTTATGTGCTGGTTGGCTTTTTGCGTTTTCATGGCCGAACATGCCATCCAAAATTTTTGCGCCAGCCAACGAATTGCCTTGTCCCAATGCGCCAACCTCCGCCGCAGGAACAACGTAAGAATTTTCTAAGACATGCATAGGAAGATGATCAGTCCGACCACCAACAGCAGCATTAATGAATCCGACATGGCAAGGAGTAGCCTTTTGATTTGCAATTTTGTAAGCGGCATCAATTGATCCGCCGCTTGCTTTGCCGGGTGTATATGTAATTGGATTTTTGCCCGGTGTCTCAAAAGCGCCCCTAATGAGTTTTTCCCCGCCAGACATATCAGCGGGTTCCCAAATACGTGCAATATAATCAGGATTAAGTTTGCTGGTATCCGCACCTACACCAAGACGGCGCATTTGACCGCCGCCTTTTTCAGTAGGGTCAGTATAATAAATAGCTTGTTGTAAAGGGCGGCCCGGAAACAATTTCTTAGCTTCACCCAACGACCCCGGACGCATGTCATTAGGATCGTTGTTGAGAAACGGCCCCGTATCTTCCGCCTCTTTAGAAGCGGGTAAATCTGATTCGTCCTGAGATGACGTGGACATATGTGCGCGGCCTGTTGAGGCTGCTGCATTTTTAGGGATAATTGGAGAAGAAAGGTGAGCGCGACCAGTTGATTCCCGCTGAATTGGGGTTTGGGCATTTAAGTCGGCTTCTTGCATTTTTTTTGGAATGCCACTGTACGCAGCACTTGGATTTTCCAAAATTGGGCGCGCATTATAAAAATCAGCATCAGACATTGCCCTTGGAATGCCCGTATAATCCACTTCATCAGGAAGTTTATAAGGCGCTTGTGCATGCGCCCGGCCCGTAGATTCACCAAAAGTTGATGGAGTTGATCCCCGTAAAGGCACTTGAGAGGTGCGCGTATCAAGGCGCGGAGCCGTCATATCTGCCGTTGGCCTATTGGGAAAATTATCCGTTGTATAAGAACTTGGCGCGACCATTTGAGGGCGTGCAGAATACATGTCTGTGACGTATGGATTAGGTGCAACCGCTTGTGGTCGGGACGGGAAATTTGACTGTGGAGGGGGCGATACACCGCGAACCGCAGAACGGGCTGGCATAGTGCGATTAGGGTTCTGAGGAGAATCCGGAAAACCCATTGCACTAAACATTTTGTTGTAAAAACTTTGCATTGCCTCTGGCGGCTTGATCATGTCAGCATTTTGATCTGGACCACTAATAAAATTGCCTAAAATGCTTTGATACAACTTAGGGAGCGACGGAAGATATGAGCCACCGCCTGTTAAATCATCATCATTGCTATATGGGTCGCTCATTGCCGCCTCCGTAATTCCATAGAATTACACTAAAATTTAAAATTTCGATAGTCCTGTTAGGTATATGTCAAGGAAACAATTGACCCCGTTCCCGTCACAATTGTAAGCCCCGTCGCAAATGGTATCTGTATTTGGTATATACCAATCCCCAAAGAAGACGGGATAGCGTAAATCCTGTTACCCGTCAGTGAACCGGAATTATTGGTATCGTAAATGTAGCCAGTCGTAGAACCTGCGGCTATGACGGAAATTGTCGCCAACCAACCAGATGAAAATTTTATCACCTGAGTGGTAGCGGCTGCTATTTCTTTGGTATTTTTTGAACCATAATACCCCGTCCGCAAACCATCGTAGTTTGCTATGGAATTGAGAGCCACAACACCATTCTTTTGGGCGGAAAGCAAATCATCAAGTGATGCCATATCAGTATTTCCCGTCAGGAGCGGCTCTGTAGCGTATGCCGCCAAGCCGCCAGAATGTGCCTACGTCTTGTGATGAAATATTAACCGCAATCAAACGCGCCCTAATGCGGCAGGAGATATATTCCGTTGCTTGTGTCATTGGAAATGTGGCGGAAAACACGGAATTGCTTGGGAACCCTGAATACGATCCAGTCGTAACCGTCGCATCGCCCGGATAGTTGGTCCAGTACAAAGTTACGTACACGGTGGCGTTTTGGTTGCCAGAATACGTTCCCCATTTCATGTCGGGCCAAATTTGGTCCACAAACATAATCTTGTCGCCTTCAGCAATGCTGAAGAAGCCCGTTTGCATGGAGGATGCCATAGCGGTCGTGGTGTTACCAACCGCCGCGTCATTACCTATTTCATGCTGATAAAGGTAATTATCAGTGCCAGCACCAATGGGAGGCCCAAGGACAGATTGATCAATCCAAGCAGAACGACCCAAAGAGCCAAAGTCCCATTGGTTGAGAACCGTATTGTATTTAACATAGGAATCATTTTCTCCGTTTCCGTTTGCGGAAGGGTAGAACCACATGATTTCGTTAAACTGTGAATTAGGGGCGCAACGGATATGCTGTGTATAAGGGATGCCATTGCCATCATTTCCTGATTTTAAATTTTGGAAAATAACGTCCCAGACAGGGCAGGGCAGCGGCTTAGGGCCGTCACCAGCATTAACAAAGAACTGTTTCTGGGACATCCAATAGATTACGTTACCCAATTGGCCGACGCATTTACGGCTGATTGCACCGCAGTTAGAGCCGATTTTGTTAAATCCGTATACCAATGGCGCACCGATATACTGCATGGACCAAAGGTCTAAGTCAGTCCAAATTAAGCCCTGCTGCGGACCCTGCAAGCACGTAACAATTTTGGAACCCTGCGGAATGCGGTAAGAACCCGCCTGATTGGTGGCGGTTCCTATCCATGTGGAACTATCGCCCACATCAGACCAGCGGATCAATAATGGATCAGGTTGCAAAGTAAACGAAGACCCCCAAGCAACAACCTGCCGCTGTGGCATCGCTACAAAGCATCCGTCATTAACCAATGGCGCTTGTCCACCAACGATTTGAGCGTTTTGCAACGCTCCAGATGGCGACCAATAATAAATTGCGCCGCCCGTAGGATTGGCAATTAAATTCTCACCAAAGTTGTCCAAAGACCAGTCTGTTGCTGTAATAGCCGTACCCGGAACGGAGGGTTGTGTTGTTCCCAAACCAAACCCGCCCGTGCCATACCCACCAACACCAAATCCTGAACCTTGGGGTTGCGGGCCAATAGCTACATAATACGTCGAATTAATGTTACCGCTATTGATAGATACAGGACCAGCGGTTGATGTAGCTGAATTTTGGGCGGAAAAAGTAAAAGTGTTAGCGTTAGTTACGCTTAAAACGGTAAAAAGGCCAAAAAGCGTTAACCCGCCTACAGATGTAGATACCCCAATGTAAAATTGAGAACCCGTTGAATAACCATGATTATTTAAAACAACGGTTACAACAGATGATCCACTTGTGGTGGAAAACGTATAAGAAGCGCCGCCGTTGGATACCGTTGATGTAGCGGGGGATGCTGCTGTAATTGTGTAAGTTGTGCCGCCCGCCGTTTGAAGTAAATACGACCCAGTCAACACAATGCCACCAACCGATACAGGCGTTACGTAATTAACGTAATCCAAAACCGATGCGGTAATGTTGGAATCAACAACTGTAACAGTCGTAGAGCCAGAAGTTGTGGAGAAATTAGGCGCGGTATTGGTAACGGATGTCTGTGGGGTTATGTTAATATTGTTATTGCTGGTCAAAACGTTAAGAGATGATTGCGCCCCCACAGCCAAATGATTGACCGCATTAAGGTCCGCCCATCCTTTTAATGCCCGAATCGTAGAAGAATAGGCGGTGTTAAAATACGTAACCCAGCCGCCCAGCTTCTGAACAAGGCCAAGGTTATTGCGGTCCGGCATGAACCGGACAAGATTTGTGGAAGAAAGAGCCGCCTCATTCAGGGTCGGCGTCTTAATTACATCAACACCCGGAATAAGTTTAAGTGTTGCGTGGGCCATCGCTTACCCCCTTGGCGGTGTAGCAATAGGCGAAGGAGATTGCGAACCCCATGCGGAAGATTGGAATTTCTTCCTATATTCTTCAATTGTCGCTCCTTTGAGCAACGTTTGATACTGCTGTTCCCAATTGATAGGCATCTGCGGATCAGCACCAGTCGTTGAGAAGTTACGTTGGAACCCGCCCACGTAAACCATGCTGGCGGCTATAAATAGGTCCGGCAGATAAGTGGAAATAAACGTGGTCGTATTGGTCGCCGACAGGGACGACGCATGAATCGTCCCCGTCAACGTCAGTGGATAAGATGAGTTAGGATACGGCCCAAGGAGAATATACTGGCTTGTATTTCCAGTCGTGGCCGAATCGCCTCCATAAACAGCGAAGACACTTGGAACTCCTGCACTTGCCGTGCTGTTGAAAACGTTTTGAATGTACTCCTTAGCCACAGGGGCCAAAGGAGTCAAAACCCCGTTGTTATTTACTTGAATCGTCTGAAGCGTAATAAACGCCGCAGTCGGTATCGTTAAGATATTAACGTTTTGAGTTGTAGAAAACGAAGTGTTATCATAGACTTGTGCGGATAAAAAATCCAGATCACGTTGCATCCGCAGTTCCGCGTAGGAAATTGCTTGGGGCAAAATGATCTGGAAATTAGTGTCAGTTGTAGGGACAACCGCCAACGTAGCGATTTGCTGAACGTAACTGTTATACGTAAGGCCAGTTGTCATAAGTCATCCTTATTGGGCGGGCTGCTCTTCCGTTGGCGCAGCTTCAACAGGTGCTGGGGCGGGAACAACAGCAGATTCAATCTGTGGTTTTGCTTGACCATGAAGAAGCTGAATCAAATCAGCTACTTCCGCATAAACGCCAGCACCAAGGTGTTTCAATACGGTGTTAACGTGGGCTACGGTCAACTTTAGTTCAAGTTCAAGATTTTCCATTATGTTCTCCTAAAATGGTGGTTTTTGAGGCTGTACTTGTGGTGTAGATATCTGGTTAATTTGAGCGGCAATAGCTGCTTCAACCCCCGTTATGCTGATAGATTGTGATACCCATTGGAACGCCATTTCCTGTGTAATGTCCGCATATGGAACAAATTCCGCCGGATTTGGTGTTCCTAATTGCACTGTACCAGAACTTGATGACGTAACCAAGCCATTCGTACCCGTGCAAACCCAATTAATGGCCGTAACCACATTGGTCAGGCCGTCATATAGTGGGTTTACTATAAATTGGGGGAATGACCACGTAAATTCCATTACGATAAACCAGCCCCGGAAATTATTGCGGTTGAGGACGATGTAAAGAGAACCGTACAAATTCCGTACAATGCAAGGGTTCTGTTCCCAGTAGTAGACGATGCTTGGCCCGCCCACTGTAAGGTTACGCCCGTACCCTGTGTGATTGTCTGACTGCTGCCAGAATTGTTATAAATCGTTACCGCATTGCCCGAAGACATTACGGCATTTGGGATAGTTACGCCGCCAGTCGTAATGGATATAGCTTGACCATTATCGGTTGCGACCAAGACATAAGCGGCTGTTTGGGAGTTAATAGGGATACTACGAACATTCCCAATAGAATCGTTTACGGATGTCCCTGCCGTAACAGTTGTACCAGCAGAAAGGGCGGTTCCTGCGGCAATAGTAGTAGTTGCGGTAATATTGGTTCCTGCGGCAACCGTTGTGCCTGAGTTGACCGTTGTTCCAGCGGTAATGCTGCCGCTAACCGTCAAATTGCCAGAAATAGAACCGCCTTGAAGAATCCCGTCATCCGCCTTTTTGACGTTCGTGCCGTCGCTATAAATGATGATGCTGTAGCCTTGCGGGAGGGCCACAGTCGTTCCAGCCGCCGCATTGCTGCCGTTATTGGAGCCAAGAGTAACCGTATACGCGCCGGACGTGCTGTTTGTCACAACCCACATGCCAGCGACGCTTTGTGGAAGCAAAACCGTCTGGTTAGCCGCCAACGCACCCGTAAGGTTAAATCTCATGGCCTGAGATGTGGAACCTGCTGCTATAGCACTGGGTGCGGCAATATTTGTATAGGTCGGTGAGCCGCCCGTGTTGACGGATACAGATGTTGTGTTGCCAAACATCTGGTCAAGAATGGTGGAATTGTAATTGAGGGGCTGGTCCCACGTAGGGGATGTGCTGTTATAGGCGGGTTCGTTAAGGGCCAGATTGGTTGTTGTACTCATGGCTTGTCCGCCTTACCGTCTAATTTGTCGTAAATACGTTGGAACATATCTTCAATATGGGCCATCCGTTTATCTAAATCGTCTTTAAGAACGTATTCTTTTGGAAGCGACGCCTCCAGTTTACTAATATCCCGTTGTAGTTCTTTTACCGCGCCCCAAAGTTCCCGCAAAAGCCATCCCGCCACGGTCAGGGCCATCCCTGCCCCTATATCTATAAGGTTTTGATACTCATTCATAATTAGGCATCCCGGATGATGGCGGTGGAGGTTTCCCTGTCAATAGATAATACACCATAGCAGACAATATTCCAATCCCCGCCATCCCGTTCATCCTTGACGGGAACCTGTATGTCCAGATGCTTAAACAGATACTCTTGGCCGTTTTCAAATACCCGCCAGACATGATCCTCCGTCCCGCGACCGGGTTGACCACGGGACTTATTGAACCGGATGGCGTACTTGTTCATTTCCAACGTGGGCCTTCAACCCAGATGACCAGTGACTTACGAATGCCTTTGGTTACAGGCGTGACGCGGTGCAGCACAAAGGATGGGAAAAAAATAGCCATTCCCTTTTTAACATTAACTTTATTAGGAGTGGAAAGGTTAATTTCAAAATCTCCACCTTCAAAATCATCATTTAAAAGCATAGTCATAGATAATTTACGGTGAAGACCAGTTCCTTGCGGGTTAACTTGATTAACATAACTATCAATATGCCAATCGTAATGGCCGCTTTCTTTTGAATTATATGTAGAAAATTGAAAAGAATTGTATCCTACCAAATCAAACCCATAAAATTTATCATTTATCATGGTTACGAAGTCATTTAATTTATTAAAAATCCACCTGTTTTCTTCATCAGGCTCCGTAAAATTTATTTTTGATTTTCTTATCTTGTTATCAACACTGCTTTGAATTTTGCCGTCTTCTAATTTTTTGTTTTCACAATATTGAACAATAAGTGCCAATTCTTCATTGGTAAAATAACCTTCCCAATAAACATGAGGGTAAAAAATAGATGATTTTTCAGCGGTATAATTTGTAATCATAATTATATAACCGTTGCAGTTAGTGGGGAGTAAACAACACCTACATTAAAATGAATCATACGAAATGGTTTTTTGGATAAATTACGGGTAAATGAATGCGGCAACCAAGAATTTGCAAACATAAATGTCCCTGACTCTGGGATAAAATTAATCATATTGCTGGCATACGTTGCTTGGGATGGGTCACGTTCAATAAGCGAAACAAATTCCTTGGTTGAACGCGGTTCATGTATAATTAATTTGCAGCCATCTGGAGGCGTATCTATAAAATAAAATCCAGAAATAACGGAGTTATGAAAGTGTTTTTCATGGCCAGAACGGTAATGATGTTCTTGACACCAGAAATCATACATTTCCATACGGTACACATCCATGTTGTACCCTTGGTCATTTAAAATATTCCATGAGGTTTTTAATATATAATCCACAAGACTGTGCATTCTTTCATCAGTATGCAAAGCTCCAGTGTTATATAACGGATATATATCATCTAATTTTGTTGTTTTTTTAACTTCCGCCAATTTTTCCGTGCATACTTTGGTGGCGTCTTTTAAAAATTCTGGTTTATCAAATTTATAAACAGGAGACGTAAAATAGTGCCAAGCATTAATGGCATCAGACATTTTATTTTCCTTTTAAGATATAATGTTTCCGTTTGAATCTAACTTAGGTATCTTAGGAACTTCCCAGTTCAAATAGTCCGTTACCGTATAATCCTGCAATTGGGCAAGATAATTGTTATATGCCATTTTTTGTGCATCAGTTGTAGATAGGTCTGCAATTAAAGTATTCACTTTTGATGTCCGCGTTGTTTTAATATCAGCAATCACCTGATCAATATTTGCTTTAATTGCAGATATCTCATCATCTGGTTTTGCCGTAATAAGCCAAACATCTTGCCAAATGTTATCAATTTTTTGATATATTGGTTCAAAACTAACATTCTCAAAAGTATTAGGAATAGGTATAGAAGTACGATTAAATGGCTGATATTTCTCAGGAATACCATTTGGGAAAATATCAATAAGATTTTCTTCCAGCATTGGATGGTTTACTGGATTACCTTCTTCGTCAATTTGAATATACCAATTGGACATTATGGGCTACCTGCTGATGTTGATGGGAATGAACGACTGCAACCGGGCCACATGATACGAACAGCGCCAACTGCTCCCGCAGCGCCTTTAAAACAAACGTAACCGCAGCAGCAATAAGCACCACCACCACCGCCGCCAGCGCCGTATGAACCCGCTGGTCCACCAGTTTTACCGTTTGTTGAGCCGTTGCCGCCACCCGATCCTCCGCCACCAGTTTTTGTACCGTTAGAACCTTGCCCTAAAACTCCAACGCCGCCTCCACCTTGGCCTCCGCAACTGGAACCAATACCTCCTCTGCCGCCACCACCAGCGCCGCTAACACCCGCTGTGGAATTATCACCGGGATAATTCCCGCCGCAACCACCGCCAGAAACGCTTCCGCAATATCCACCTGCTCCGCCACCGCCGCCACCAGCGCCACCGTTACCCCCGACATATCCACGTCCGCCTTTTCCGCCGGGCGCACCATTAGTCCCGCCATGCCCTCCCCCGGTTCCTCCACATGCAGGTGCCGAAGACCTTCCGCCATTTCCGCCACTTCCATAAACAACACCAGTACTAACAAAATAACTTGTTCCGCCAGCACCTCCGCCACCCCCAATAGGGCCAGCATTTCCGGCACCGCCTACTACAACAGTATATGTGTTTCCGGGAATTGTTGTATAGTTATTATAATATCCTAAACCAGCGCCGCCACCGCCGCCGCCGCCATTGGACGCTGCGCTTCCGGCACCGCCGCCGCCACCGCCAACGGTTACAATTGAAACAGATCGGACACAAGCAGGGGCCGTCCAACTGAAAGGCCCAGCAGAATTATATGTTATTGATCCGGGAGGTGCCGCAGGAGCCTTTCCAACCGTCGTAAAAAAATTTTGCATAATAGTCATGTTACGTCAGCCCTGCGCCTGAAATTACAGCGTTAGAAGATGTGATAAAGATTATAGTGCAAATTCCGTATAATCCAAGCGTCCTATTGCCAGTTGTGGATGACGATTGACCCGCCCACTGCATCGTAACGCCCGTTCCCTGCGTAATGGTTTGGCTGCTACCTGAGTTATTGTAGATAGTAACAATGTTACCCGCTGACAAGATTGAGTTGGGGACAGTCACGCCGCCAGTGGTGATTGATATGGTTTTACCCGCATCACCCGCCACAAGTGTATACCCAGTCGTCTGAGAGTTAATGGTTGAACCTGTACCTGCAACCGTGACAGCGCCCGATGCGTTGGTAATGGTAATACCCGCACCCGCCGTTAACGTAGCAGCCGTATAGTTTGTGCCGTTACCAATTGGAATCTGGCCGTTGGATGGCGTGGTTGTAATACCCGTACCACCGTTACCAACTGGCAATGTGCCTGTTACACCAGCCGTTAGTGACACCTGACCCCACGAAGGCGCAGAACTTGTCGTGGCGATCAATACCTGACCAGTCGTACCTGCGGCGGTGACGCCCAATGCACTTGTTGTGTTGCCGTAAATAACCCCGTTGGCGGTAAATGTACCCGCCCCCGTACCACCGTTGGTAACCGTCAACGTACCGCTTACGTTGGTGTTGGCCGTACCAAGGGCAAGCGTTCCAAATGCAGGTGCGCTTGATCCCGCAGAAATCAAAGGTTGACCAGAAGTACCCGCCGCAGAATAAGCATGAGCCGTACCCGTGCCGTATCCAACACCGCCAGCCGTTGGGGTTGCGGTGCTATTTGTACCACCCGATGCAATTGGAAGCGTTCCGGTTGTTAATGCGGACGTAGATGTCGCATAAACCGCACCACCAGAAGTAAACGATGTAAGACCAGTGCCACCCGCCGCAGTTGGAAGTGTACCCGCCGTCAATACGGATGCGGATGTTGAGTAGATGGCATTGTTGGCGGCAGTAAAGGTAGTCAACCCAGTACCACCGTTACCCGTTGCAAGTGTACCAGCAAGGGTTACAGCGCCTGTTGTCCCAGATGACGGCGTAAGACCTGTCGTACCCGCAGAGAATGATGTTACACCAGAGCCAGATGGAATGGTTGACGACCAAGACGGTGCGCCGCCTGTGTTGCCAATTAGAACTTGTCCAGTAGTACCAGCGGCGGTTGTTGCCATTGCGGATGTGGTTGATCCATACACAACGCCATATTGCGTTAATGCAGAAGCCTGACCCGTTCCGCCATTTGCTACAGGTAGCGTACCCGTAACCGCCGTTGTAAGGGAGACTTGACCCCAAGAAGGAGCCACGCCCACGCCGCCAGACAATAACACATTACCCGTTGCTACATCCGCAAGACGGGATAAGGTCGTTGTTCCGGAAGCATAAAGAAGATCGCCAACTGCGTATGTCGTAAGGCCAGTGCCGCCATTACCAACTGGCAATGTACCCGTGACGCCTGTGGTTAAAGATACTTGCGACCATGTTGGGGCAGCGGATGCGCCGCCAGAAGTAAGCACATACCCAGATGTGCCATATGTAGCGCCGCCAATACCCAACTGACCTGCAGGGCCAAAACGGAAGGCTTCAGCAATTGCGTTGCTGCCCGTTGGTGTGGTGTAAATACCCGCATACGTACCCTGCGCCGTATCCGTAAAGTTTTCCGCCGCAGAGAATGCAATGTACCCTGTAGACGCCGTGCCAAATCCAGTTGCGCCGTAACCACGGGCTGTAAATTGTGCCAAGAAATCGCCGGACTGCGATGCTGTAGGAGATGCAGCCGTGCCACGGGCTTGTCGTGCCGTGAACACGCCGTAAGCGCCAGTACCGTAAGCATCTTGCGTAATACGGGTGTTGGCGGCGTTTGCACCAACAATATACAAGTCTGTACCCGCAGGTAGCGTGGCCGTGGGTGTGGTCGTCTGAGTATTGGAAAGAATTGTTAACTGCGTCTGTGGCGTAGCCGTGTTAATGCCCAAGCGGTTATTGGTATTGTCCCAAAAGAACTTAGCATTGTTCTGGCTGTAAACGCCGGACGCACCAGCGAACACGACAGAGCCAGTGGTAAATGCCGTTGAGGTACCCGTGCCGCCATTGGCAACGCCCAAAGTTCCAGTAACACCTGTTGTTAAAGGAAGACCCGTAGCATTAGTTAGCACAAGCGCAGTTGGCGTTCCCAGTGCTGGAGTTACAAGTGTTGGCGACGTAGAAAGAACAACTGAACCAGAACCTGTGGAAGTTGTTACACCTGTGCCACCTGCCAAAACAGGCAATGTACCAGCCGTTAAAGCAGATGAAGATGTTGAATAAATAGCATTATTGGCTGCTGTAAATGTGGTTAAACCAGTTCCACCATATCCAGTTGCGATAGTTGTTCCGTTCCAAACACCCGCAGTAATTGCGCCGCTTGTGCCAATCGTCATGGCATCCGTTGCGCCGTTATTGATCACAAAATGAATGGCGTTGCTTGTTGTCGTACCGATAGCAAGGTCAGCGGATGTAGCATCAAGATAAACAGTATTAGGTGCGTTAAATGCGCCTGATCCTGCAAATGTTGAAGAATTCATTCCCAATTCGCCATAATACGTTGATGACGTACCAAGGTTGTTGGAAACAATAAAGTTTGTGGATGCCACGTTGCCAGAGTTGGTGTTTTGAAGCACCATTTCGTTGTAGGCGTTTACGCTATTGGTATAAGACGCAAAGATATTCGTATCGCTATAGCCAAGAGTACCGTAACTATAAGCACCTGCGTTTAGCGCACTGGCAAGCGAACCATTGGCCGTCACATAGGTAAACGCACCCGTGGAAGGCGTTGTTGCACCCACCGTGCCATTGATGCCGCTGACCCAAGAAGCAGTCGTGCCATTGGATGTCAGAAGTTGATTAGCCGTTCCAATACCCAAGCGGGTTGCACTGTTCGCGCCGTTTCCAATAATCAAGTCGCCAGTTGTGGTAATTGGCGAAAGCGCATTGAATGCAGCAGATGCAGTCGTCTGGCCCGTGCCGCCAAACGAAATACCAACCGTGCTTAAGCCAATCGTATTACCCGTTTTGGTAATTGGGGCAGATACGGCAATATTACCAGCAGAAGATGTCTGAACCCACACAAGGGCAGTCGAACCAACTGTAATTGTGCCAGTCGTATTCATAACCCATGAGGTTGAACCCCACGTTGTGCCGCTTGAAACAAATACGCCAGCGCCCGTTTCAATGTAATTTGGCCCTGTTCCAACCGTGTTAAAGTCCGTGGAGCGGGTAAGAACCCAATTTGTTGAGCCAGAACCTTGGTTGGTGACAACATAAATACCGTTTTGCAGACCACTTGATTGGTTCTTGACCAGAACGCGGGTGGCGTTGGTAACGTCTGTGGCAGTGAAAGTATAGCCGTCAATCGTCAATGCGGCTTGTGTGCCAGCATTTGTAATCGTAGCGCCAACGCCAGATGTGCCGTTATTGTATGTTACCGTGCCAAGGTCTGCGGTGGTTGCATAGCCAACGGCGGTGTGGAATGTCGTGTTGCTGACTGACGCAACCTGACCATCAACATACTGCTTGGTAGATAATTGCAATGCGGAAACTGGGTCTTGCGTAACCGTAACGGTTGTCAAACCAGACAGTGTGGTTGCTGTAGCACCCAGTGATATAGAAGTTGAGCCAAGCGTAATAGATGAATTGGTCAACCCGGCATTAGGGATGGTAGCCGATGCCGTAACCGCGCCCGTGCCGTTACCAAATAGGTAGCCACTAAGCGTAGAAGCGCCCGTGCCGCCATTGGCGACAGGAAGAACACCAGTGACGCCTGTTGTGAGCGGCAAGCCTGTAGCATTGGTTAAGATAGCCGCAGATGGTGTGCCAAGGGCTGGCGTAAGAAGTGTTGGCGAATTTGACAACACCAATGAACCAGTTCCCGTGGACGTTGTTACTCCAGTGCCACCTGCCGATACTGGCAATGTCCCTGATGCAAGAGCGGAAGAAGATGTTGCGTATAAAGCGCCACCAGATGTAAATGATGTAAGGCCAGTGCCGCCATTCGTCGTTCCAAGCGTACCCGTAACGCCCGTTGTTAAAGGGAGACCTGTTACGTTTGTCATAACGCCTGATGACGGTGTACCAAGAGCCGGAGTGACTAAAGTTGGCGAAGTTGATAAAACAACGCTACCAGTACCCGTGGATGTTGTTGTCCCTGTGCCACCCGCAGTTACAGGCAATGTGCCTGTAGTAAGAACAGATGCTGACGTTGCATACATTGCCCCGCCAGACGTAAACGACGTAAGACCCGTACCACCATTGGTTGTGCCAAGCGTACCACTTACATGAGTAGAAAGACCAATTTTACCCCAAGACGGAGCAACACCGACCCCTCCAGAAATAATAGCACTGCCAGTAGCCACGTCATTAAGACGGGCCAAGGTGGTAGATGACGAAGCATAAAGAATGTCACCTGTTGTATACGATCCATAACCTGTTCCGCCCTCTGTTTCAGCAAGAGGAGTAGTCAGACCAGTTAAGCTGGTAATGTCGCTATTTGCGCCAGAAGCCGCCGCACCAAGATTAGTACGCGCACCCGATGCGGTAGTTGCACCAGTTCCGCCGTAAGTAATTGCGATTGGCGACCCTTGCCACGTACCGGAGGTTACAGTGGTAAGATTTGTGTTACCTGTTGCCGTAAGCGCAGTAAAAGTTGCTGCGGCAGGAGTTGTCCCGCCAATTGTTGTGGCATTAATTGTGCCGCCTGTAATCGCTACAGCGTTAGCATTTTGCGTTGCCATTGTCCCCAAACCAGAAACTTGGCTTGGAGAAATAGAAATACTGGTATTTGTCGCAGACGTGATTTGGCCTTGCGAATTAATTGCAAGAACAGGAACAACCGATGCGGAGCCGTAAGTAGACGCCGTTACCCCAGTTGTGGCAATAGAAATTGTGCCGGAAGATGTAATGGTCCCACCGGACAAACCCGTACCAGCCGTAATAGAAGTGACGGAACCAGTTCCATAACCTTGCGATTTAACAAATTGTGTTGTCGCAAGAGTAGTGCTTGCATCACTTGTTAAAGGCGTAGGGGCAGTGGGTACGCCTGTAAATGCTGGAGAAGCCAAAGGAGCCGCCCCAAGCATCGTCATTGTTTGAGCAACCGTTAAATCCGTTGGATTGGCGGCAGAACCCGTATTGTTGCCTTTGATGGTGTTAGATGCCATTGTTGATAAGTACGAATTGGTAATGCTGCTGGTCGTTAAGCCAATCGTACCGGATGATGTGATAGTGCCGCCAGACAATGGAGACTGGGCGGTAATAGAAGTAATGCCCGTAATTGGGTACGTTGTTTGCGTATATTTCGCAATCTGGTCTACGGTCAGATAAACAGTAGTACCCGCTTGCACCGCAGGAACTTGGCTGCTGGCTTGCGCAGCCGTTACAGATGGTAAATTGGAAATGGAAACATTTGACATTTACGCACCTGTCTGAACGATTTGTGTGTACTGCGGCGGTATACCAACGGACGCTGTTACTATACGTGTATTTGCCCCCAAAAGTCCACCAGAAGGTATAGCTTTGTTGGCTTGATATGTGAAGACTGTAGCTGACAAAACAGTAATGCTAAACATCCCCATAGCATCATTATTTGTCGTACCCGTAACTGATATCTGGCTATTAGTTACAAGGCTATTTGCGGTAGAAAGTGTTACGGTAATAGTAGTTGTGCCGTTGGCGGTGATAGACACAACGGGCAAAAGTACATCAAAAACCGTCTGGTTGATTAGTGGCATTAATGCATTTGGATCAAGGTCCGCTGGCTTTCCAATAGGCTGAACCGTAAGGTTTTGACCGCTTTCCGTAATCAAATCCACGTTATTGGGAACAGGAATGCCTGTTTGGGTATTAATGGTAAAGCCGGGTTCCGCCAGATTACTGGTATTGTATATGTCATACGAATCTGGGCGGGCGTTCAACACAGGAACTGGGTCTTGTGTAGTCAAAATAGGCTTTAACTGCGCCTGTGGCTTGTCATAGCATTTTTCGCACACCAAAAATCGCAGGTTCTGCAATTGCGGGCCACGAAAATCAAACTGCCATTTCAATGCTTTATGGTTGTAAATAAAGCCGCAACGGTCACACCGCCCCCATGCTGATGGTGCGCTTGGATTAACAAAAGCATGGCCGTGGGGACGGTACGCCATGACTACGACACCCTAAAGTAGCCAGAAAGTCCGGGCATAATATACAAGGGAACGTTTTCCGTATCCTGTGTAGCAGCTATCATATACGCTTGCTGGGCCTTAGCCTCCAACATTTGCATACGATCCGGCGCATAAATAGCCGCCAAACGTGCTGCCAAACCAGATGCCAAAGCGTCTAACCAACGATATGGGATGTCAACCGTCTGTGCGTCCGTTAATTCAGCATCTTGAATCTGCGTCACCGCATAATAGTTCAACGTATAAACATTACTTTGATCAGGAACGGGCCACAATGTAACCGTTGGGTTAATTAAACGGTCAAACCAGAACACCGTAGGCGGTGCTTGTTGCAACTTATTAGGCGTTTGGCTGTATTCTGTGCGGGAAATAGGCATAATAACACGGTCAAACTGCGATGAAGTGCCAGTATTCTGCTGAATAACGGCATCAAGTATCATCACAACCTTTTGCGGGACCGTATATGTCGTTTGGCCCTGCACCAATGGCACGGAAATAAGCACAACTTCCCACAAGTTAACCCCTTGGTTAGCCCAAGAGGCAAGCATGAGGTTGGTTTCAAACCGCGCATCCGTCATATGCTCTTGCATAATGGCGGTCCTGCGTACGCCGCAACGTGCATACGCATTCAAGACGATTTCGCCAAGCGACGGATTAAACGTATAAGTGCCGCTGGTGGTCATTTTCTATCCTTAGAAGATAGTACCGTCGTTTGCTACTAAATAGCCGCCCGCAAAAATTGACCCAACAAATGGACCGCCAGTGTTAGATTTCATTTGGAACTGAATATCTGTGCCGCCGGGGTGCGCTGGAGCAATCGTGTATGGAATATTAAAAATTTGCACAAACGGAGATTGAGAAAGCAAAGTTGTATTGCCATTCACCGTATAAGTGTATCCATTTTCAACAACTGTGCTGGAAAGGTTAAATTTATTTAATTCCGCATAAAGCATGTAGTTGCTGGATGTAAACCCAATGCTGGCGTTACCTTGAACATATGTCAAATAAAACGTAAAACCATTTGGAACCGTATAAATTGACATTTGCGTCTGACCAATACCCGCATTAATTTGCGCGTAAAGAACGGTTGAAATTTTAGCGGTAATAATGCCCGCATTTAAACCATTAGTAACAAACAGCCCGTTAATGCGATAATAAGAATTAGTGGTGGTTGCTGTTCCGGACCCATTTAATGTTACAAGTTCCGAAAGAACGTTAAAACTTGAATCCAAACCATTAACTTGAACAATTAAGCCAGCGTCCGTTGCGCCAGATGCGCTAAGAAGGACAATTTGACCAGCAGAACTTGGGTACGCGTATGCGCCGCCAGATTGCGTCAAACCTTCCCACAATGGGCCAAGGGCAGTCCCTGCAACTTGTGTGCTGTACCCAAAAATCTCAACAGGCTGATGACCCGTAATTTGGTTACGTGCAACCTGCAATTCAAAAGGCTCATGCAAGCCACGTTTAGTAACAGAATCGTTAATGACAAAGGCTTGACTGGTCATAATTATTTACCCTTTTTACGTGCTATTGCTGCATTATCTACCAGATTTGGGTAGGGACGGCCAGCCGCCCGTGCATGTGCTTTTGCAAGAGATTTCTGTTTGGTGGTTAAATGTTTGTGGTGTGCATCTTTTTCAGCAGGATGCTCCCAGAAAGGTTTCTTTTCCATTATTTTTGCACCAATAAAATAATAATGATGCCGGAAAGGATAACATTGACAATTTCACCGAATGATAAACCTACAACCATGTTAGCAACCCCATTTTCTAAGTGCTTTGTTAACCCTGCTTTCAGGATCATGTGCATTTTTGTGATTCGTCATTTTAGACCGCATCCCTTCCATCCGGCTGCAAAATGACTTGTGCCGGGAGTTATGCGTATCTTTCGTTGGAGCCTTTAAGGTTCCGCCCGTTTCAGAATGATATGAAGCCCGTCCTTTGGCATTTAAGCCACCGGATGGGGATTTGCCTTCTGATCTTGTCCATGCAGCAGTCATATGGTCCTCCGAAGAAAGAAGGGGGCCGCAGCCCCCCACTTAATCGTGCATTTTCTTCAACGTCTGAGCAAGTTTGGCGCGTTTAGCAAGAGTAGGGTTCGTGCTATGCGCCGCCTTAGCTAACTTCTTGGCGGGGATTTTCTCCCCCGCCGGAACGTGAAGTTGTCGGTGAAGCGCACCGGGATGCTTGATAGCACCCTGAATCCACTTCGCTCCGCCGCCATCAGCATGATGCTGACGGCTTACGACTCCCCCGGCTCCACCATGCGGCCAGCAGGGGTCTTAAC